CTAGGTAAAGGCGAGGCCCGCCGGGCATACGGAGAAGGAAAGGAAACTTCACTCCGACCCATCCGGCGGGCCTCTATCAGCACGACCAGCATACACGCGACAACGAAGTGGATGCAACCCTCCGGAATCTCCGGACAGTTCGACACCCCAGGCACACCCGAAGCCGTACAAGCCAACCTGAGGGCCTTTCATGACCCCACCCAGGCCAGCACACACACCCACCCCCGTTAGGCCGCCCATGAGCCTCCTGATGGCCTTCTCGTGGCGCTCGCGGCCCGCCGCCCGCCGCGCCGCCGAGGCCCAACCCTCTCTGGGGAGCGTCAACCAACTAGAGACGATCAACCCAACGTAACCACAACCCAACCCCCTACTTGGCGCTAGAGCAAGGAAGGAGGGGGAGTCACGTTCCGTCTCAGTCAAGGAGGAGAGGCAAGGACAACGAAGGTGTCTCTGAACGCCCCAACTCAACCAGGCGACCAAGGATCAACTAGAGACAGGTATGCGACTAGCCAACGAGCCATCTCCTCGTCCTTGCTCTCGTGTGCCAACTGGACCGAAGGTCAAGGCGACGACCAAGGACCAACGGTCCGACGGTCGGAGCGAAGCGGAGATCATGGCTTCGCGCGCACGCGCGACTAAGAATTCTCTTAGGAGGTTCTCTTTAAGAGGTTAGTTGGCACTCTCGTGCAAAGATGTCTGCACTCTCGTGCAAAGATGTCTGCACTCTCGTGCAAAGATGTCTGCACTCTCGTGCAAGATGAAGGATGGGGGTTGACGCCATAGGCTTTCTGGGCTAAGGTGTTCTCATGAGACACATCGACCCACTTCGCGCAGCCATCTCACACCCAATCGCCATGCCTGCCACCGCACTGACACTCAAAGGTCTCACCTACCAGGTTGGCGACACCTTCAGGAACAGCCGACACTTCGACCTTCAACTGCAAGGCAACGACCACCCCATCGTCCCCTGGGTAGCCCTCTCAAACCTGTCCACACAGTACGAGAACCTCTACTGGGCGGCACTAGTTGCACCACTGCGCAACTCGCGCTCCAGCAAGCATGAAGGCTGCACCTATACGCCAGCATGGGATGGAGGCCGCGTCGTAGGAGTGTCGGCACGCATCTCCTCCACCCTGCCTGTAACGGCCGGTGTGGGCACGCGCCGGAACTCAAAGCTCATCCAGTATGGGCTCATCTCCACGCGAGGCAAGGGCTCCTCCTATGAGGTCACCTTCCTGGCGAAACACCCCGACCTCGCTGAGGCTGTCATCGCTGGCTTCAAGTACACCGCCGCCTGCGCCAACGAGGAGTGGCCAGAGGAGATGGGGGAGCGCTATATCTCCGCCGCACGCGAGGTAGACGAGCGCGAATGCCGCCGCCTACTTGCTGAAGCAAACGAGGAGTGCAGGCAGGCAGCCAAAGCCTTCGGTATCACTGAGTAAAAGAGCGGGGGCGCCAGAACCATGCTAACCTGGCGCCCCCTAGAGAACACGGAAGGAATCATACCATGCGCAACTACGAGTCGGAAGCCGCCGCACTCCGTGGCCTGAAGCCCAGCACCAAAGTCCTAGCCCTAGTGCTCGCGGCACGCATGAACGACAAGAACGACGACTGGCCGGGCCGCCCCATCTGCTGGCCCGGGCTCGCCACCCTCGCCGAAGACACCGACCTCAAAGAGCGAGCCGTCCGGTACGCCATCGACGAACTAGTAGAAGCCAAAGTGATCCGCACCTACCGGGAGCGCACGCCCGAAGCCCGCTGGTGCCACAACGTCTACGAGTGGACCGCCCCACTATCCCCCAACTACCACCCCGACTGGATGAAGCGCCCCGACACACAGAAGGACACCGTCGGCGCCCGCCTCAGCGAAGAGGGGTGGGAGTACTGCGAGCGGAACCAGGTCGGCCCACATGTCGCCGCAGCGGAGCACCCAGAGTTCATCCTCCCTGCCGAGAAGCCTGAGGTCATCGACGATGTCACGCTCGACACAGTCGCACACACCTCATCTGACACTGCACCCACGGAGGATGACGGCCAGCTCCCCATCGAGACCCCCGAACCAACCCCCAAGCCACGCAAGAAGACCACGAAGACCACCCGCAAGACCGCCATCCCTGAGGACTGGACCCCGAACGAGAAGTGCCTCACCTACGCCCGAGAGCACTACCCCTCCATGCCCATCGGCATTGAGGTGGAGAAGTTCCGCGACTACCACCTCGCCAAGGGTGGCAAGTACTCCAACTGGGACGCCGCCTGGCGTAGTTGGTGCCGCAACGGCAACGAATACGCGAACGGGGCCTGGGCGCAGCAGTCCACCCTTACGCAGGGCACACAGGTCGCCCAGCAGGCGATCAACAGCAGCGAACTCACGGAGGATGACTTCGGGTATGCCTGCCTTGACATGGGCATCGACCCCAACCTGTACATCAAGTTCTGGAAGCCCTACATGGGGCTCCCTAGCGACCCCGCCTGGCCCGAGTGGGCAGCCAAGATCGACCGCCACTGCGGCAGGGCTTGACAGCCATGTCCCACCATGTCTACACTCAGGCCATCAGCACAACCGAAAGGAACGCGGCAATGGCCGACACCGCACCCCCCTGCGCAACAGTCCCCATCGGAGAACTCTCTTTCCTGCGAGACGTATTCATGGGAGCCAAACTCAGCACAAATCAGATCACTGCAATTGAAAGGCTCTCCTCCTACCTCCCCAGGACGGTGGCAGATGAATCCGAATGCTCCACTAGTGCCGAAGATCGAATTCGGTGAGGTCGGAGATGACAACAGGACCACACTGACCATCGACATGATCCCACTCTCCGCCACCTACGACATACCATAGCCACCCCCGGGGGCCTCCTGATGTTGGAGGCCCCCACCAACACCCCACACACAGGAACATGAGCACCGAAACCACCATCATCGACCTCGCCCTCAGCGGCGACCCCACAGTCCTCCTCGACCTCGACAACATCCACCCCCACCACTTCGCAGACACCCGCAACGCCGCCATCTGGCGCCTCATCGAAGACTACAAGGCCAAAAACCCCGGCCAAGGAATCACCCGGGAGCTCATCTTCGACAAACTCCCATCCATCACCGAGGCGCACGTCACCCCCGACTACCTCCTCGACATCATGGACCTCACCCTCATCTCACACCGAGGACTCGCAGGCGTCTACGCCAACAAACTCATCGACGACACCGCACGCCGCCACCTCGCAGACGCCTGCACCAGGGGACTCCAAATCATCGAAGCCGGAGGAGACCCCAGCGACGCAGAAGCCAGCATTCGCGAACTCCTCAACCAAGTCAGCACCGGCAGCACCACCCTCGTCAACAACGACACCTGCCTCACCCAAATCACCGACTTCACCACCAAAGCAACACCCTTCACCCCCACACCCTGGCCCGACCTCAACCAAATCATTGGAGGCTGGAAACCGGGTGGGCTATATGTTATCGCGGCGAGACCTGGAGTGGGGAAAACCTTGGCAGCTCTCCAAGCCGCAACCGAGCTCGCAGACACCGGCCACGTCTACTTCGCCAGCCTCGAAATGGGCGGCCGCGAACTCTGGTCACGCATCATGTCCAACATCGCCAACGTCCCCGGCGACGCAGTAACCCGCCGCCGCCACCCCACCCCCGAAGAACAAGCCCGCATGACCGCAGCCGCCCCCCACCTCCGCCAACTCCCCATCCACTTCGACGACCGAGCCAACCTCACCATCGGAGACTTCGTAGCCACAACACGCCTCCTCCACCGCCAACACGGCCTCACCGCAGCATTCATCGACTACATCGGCCTCATCAACGCCGCCCCCGGCGACAGGAGAGCGCGCTGGGAGCTCATCGGCGAATACACCAGGTCCCTCAAGAACCTCGCCAAGGACCTCCAAATCCCCGTCTTCGCCATCGCCCAGCTCGGCAGGCAGGCAGAACAGTCCCCCGGCGGCGAACTCCAGCTCTCCCACCTCAGGGAGTCCGGCAACATCGAGCAGGACGCCAACGTCGTCCTCCTCCTCTCCTGCCCCCACGAGGGAGGCGTCACTGACTGGACCCGAGCCGACATCCACGTCGCCAAAAACAGGGAAGGCCGCACCGGCCACGTCCTCCTCGAACGCGAAGGCGACTACAGCCGCCTCAACCACCTCGGCTGGACACCCAC